ATTCAGATGCAAGATGTCTGTTGAATCAGATTCCAAAGAATGTAGTTGAATGGATTTATTCAAGTGATATGTCTGATGAAGAAAAGACTGGACATCCTGAACATGAAACAACAGGTGGTTATTTAAAAATTCTTGATAAAAAAGATTGTGGTCAGATTTGGTGGAATGGCCTTTCTAAAAGAAACAGAAATATCATCAAAGCACTTCCAAACTTTGATGCAGGAATCTTTGAAGCTGTGACAGGAATCAAGGTGGATTGACATGATTACTTTGTTCCCACATCAGCAGGAAGCATTGCAGGAAACAAAGGATTTTGACAATATTGCAGTTTATCATGACATGGGCCTTGGAAAGACATTCACAGGGTCAGAAATGATGAAAAGATTTGGCTGCAAAGTGAACTTGATCGTGTGTCAGAAATCAAAGGTTCAGGATTGGGTGGAACATTTCACAGATAACTATCAGATTCAGGTGTTTGACCTTACCAATAAGAAACAGCTTGGTGAATATCATGGACTGTCACAAGGACAAAGATTCTTCATAGTTGGTGTTATCAATTATGAACTAGCTTGGAGAAGAAAAGAATTGCTTGACTTATATGATTTCACATTGATGCTTGATGAATCATCTTTGATACAGAATCAGAAAGCAAAGCAGACAAAATTCATCCTGAAGATGAAACCTGCACATGTGATTCTTCTTTCAGGAACACCTGTTGGTGGTAAATATGAAAATCTATGGACACAAGTCCACCTGCTAGGTTGGAAGATTTCAGAAGACCTGTATAACAGGCAGTATGTGAATTGGACAACAATTGATTCAGGTGGTTTTCAACACAAGATTGTGGACAAAGAAAACCCATATAAAAACATTGATAGGTTGAAATCCAAAATGCGTGAACATGGTGCAATATTCAAGAAGACTGAAGAATGTTATGAATTACCTGAACAGGTATTCACACACATCAGATTGAAAGCACCTAAAGAGTATTGGAAGTTTCAGAAGGATTGCATTGTAACAATAGAAGGTCAGGAATTGGTTGGTGATACATCATTGACAAAACTGCTTTATAGCAGACAGATATGCAGTCAATTCAATCAAAACAAGTTGGATGCATTCAGGGATTTGGTTGAATCTACACAGGAAAGATTGATTGTATTCTATTCATTCAATGATGAACTATGGAACATGAAGAAGATATGTCGTGAACTTGACAGACCAATTTCAGAAATCAATGGACACACCAAAAACCTGACAGCCTATGAACAGGAATCAAACAGTGTGACCTTATGTCAGTACCAATCAGCATCCAAAGGACTGAATCTTCAGAAGTGCAACAGAATTATTTATTTCTCACTCCCATTGTCATCAGAAGATTTTGAACAGTCCAAGAAAAGGATTCACAGGATTGGTCAGGAAAAGACATGTTTCTATTATTTGATGATTTGCAAGGGAACAGTTGAAGAACAAATCCTGCACACATTGGAAGAAAGGAAGGATTTCACAGATGAATTGTTCAAAGAAGATGAAAAGAAAAATTCATGACTTTGTAATCAAAACCATATTATGAGAGATTAGAAAAGAAGGTGAAAATTATGATGAAATGTAAAATTGCAATAGAAGAAAGCAAAGAATGTCAGGATTGCTGTTTTTTCTGTGATAAATTGAAAGATGTTTGTAAAGATGTTTGTGATGAAATGGAAGAAAAGTGTGAAGAACAGGTTGAAGAAACAGATCTTCAGGTTATTCAGTCAGCAGTTCCTGATGTACTTAAATCCATCACAGACATTGTAGTACAGAAGAAGAAATTGGAAGAACAGGAAAAGCTGATGAAAAAGAAGTTGCTTCAGGCAATGGAAGAACATGGTGTGAAGTCATTTGAGAATGCAAAAGTCAAATTTATGTATGTTGCTCCAACAAAAAGAACAACCATTGATTCCAAGAAGCTGAAAGCAGACCATCCTGACATTGCTGAAGCATATTCAAAGACTTCCAATGTTAGTGCATCAGTAAGAATTACAGTGAAGTAGGTGAATACATGGCATCAGAAAAGAATTTTGAAAACAGAATCAAGTCTTTCCTGAAATCAAATAACTGTTATTTCATTAAATATTGGGGTGGTGGTGAATTCACCAAAGCAGGTGTTCCTGACATACTTGCATGTTGCAATGGAAGATTCCTTGGGATTGAAGTCAAGGCAAAGAATGGAAAACCTTCACCACTTCAGATTCACAACCTGAAGAAGATTGATGAAGCAGGTGGATATGGAATTCTTCTTTATCCTGACCATTTTGAATTGTTCAAGAACTTCATTGACTGCTTGAAGGTGAATGATGCAAACACTGCATACAATTATGATTTATTGAAAAGAAGGTGGTCAGATGGATAGATTTCACTTTTCAACATGCGAATGTTTTGAAAACTGTCCATATAGATTTGAATTGAGATATAAAAAAAATCTCAATTCACTTCCAACAGATGATCCTGCTAACCCATTGATACTAGGGACAGCGATTCACAGGGGAATGGAAAAGGATATGGAAACAGCTATTCAGGAATACAAAGATTCATATCCCATCATCACAGATGCACACATCAATGAAATCATCAAACTTGAATATTGGATTCCAAGAATGAAAGAACTTCTTCCTGAAGGATTTCATGAAGTCAATTTCAAGAATGATGTTTATGAAGGAACAGCAGACTTGATTGTTCCATGTACCAAGCATGATGCAGGTCTTCCACATGGTCAGTTTGATTTGTATGATTTCAAGTATTCAAATAACATTGATCACTATATGCAGTCAAGACAGTTGCATGTATACAAATATTTCTTTGAAAGAATAACAGGAAAGCACATCAGAAAAATGTATTTTGTATTTGTTCCAAAGGTTAGAATCAAACAAAAGAAAATGGAAACGCTTCAAGAATTCAGAAATAGGATTCATGAAGAACTTGGAACAAAAGAAATTCAAATCAAAGAAGTGGTTTATGACCCTTCAAAGGTTGCAGATTTTTATGAAACATGTATGAACATTGGTCTTACAGATAAGTGTGAAAAAAATGAATCCTATCTGTGTGATTGGTGTGAGTATAAAGACTATTGTCAGAAAGGATTGGACTATATGATTTTACCAAGTGCAGAAAGAAGACATGTTGGAAAGACAACAAAAAGGAAATTATGGATTTATGGTGGTGCATTTTCAGGAAAAACAACGTTCATGGATTCAGCACCTTCACCATTGAATCTGAATACTGATGGAAACATTCAGTTTGTTACCATGCAATATTTACCTATCAAGGACACAATTGAGGGAAGACAGAAGATTTTAGCATGGGATGTTTTCAAGAAAGCTATTGATGAACTTGAAAAGACAGCAGGTCAGAATGGATTTAAGACAATTATAGTTGATCTGTTAGAAGATACTTATGAATCATGCAGATTATACATGTATGACAAATTAGGTATTACACATGAATCAGATGACAGCTTCAGAGCATGGGACAAAGTAAGAACAGAATTCTTGTCAACCATCAGAAGATTGATGAATCTTGATTATGAAAATATCGTGCTGATTTCTCATGAAGATACTTCAAAGGATATCACAAAGAAGTCAGGTGATAAAATCACAGCAATCAAACCAAACATTGCAGACAAGGTTGCAAACAAGATTGCAGGCATGGTTGACATTGTGGCAAGGGTAGTTGTGGAAGATGATGAAACAAGAACATTGAATTTCAAATCCAATGAAGTAATTTTTGGCGGTGGAAGATTAAAGAACATCAAGACCACATCAATTCCTTTGGATTGGAATGAACTTTTGAAAGTGTATGATGAAGCAAATTTTTTTGCTAAAACTGCTGAAGAAATTCAGGATGATACAAAAGAAACTGCTGAAGAAACACCATCAAGAAGGGAAAGAAAATCACGCACACAGTCAGAACCTGTTAAAGAATCTTCTGATGAACCTGCTCATGATGGAATAACCAACACTGATTCAGAAACAGTTGTCTTGGATGCAGACACATACTTCCATGACATCAAGAATGACAATTATGTGATGAAACATGCAGGTGATTCTGTTGACATGATTGTTGATGGTGTGGAAGTTATGAAGGTCATCACCAAAGAAGAATTTGGTGAAGGTATCAAGAAGTTGTCAGCTGCAGGAGAAGAAAAACCTACAAGAAAGAGAAGAACAAGAAAGGTGAGATAAATATGAAAAAAACAACTGAAGCATTGAAGAAAATTGGAGTTTATGACGATATTGTAAAATCAGTTATAACCACAAGAAAAATGACAGGGATTAAGAACAACAGCGTAAATGGAATCAAGAACATCATCAAGATGGAACTTTATAAACATGATGATGTATTTGATGTTTTTTTCAAAGAAGCATTAAATGAAGCTCTTGATAACATTGCTCATAAAATTAAAAGCGATGCTGAAAAAAGATATATTGAGAACGATAATACACAGAATTTTCATAAAATAGATATAAGTGATGAAAATGATGTGATTGACAAGTTCATTGATTTTATTAATGCAATTGCAAAATAGGAGTGATTAAAATGAATATTTTTGACAAATGGGATAAGAATGTTGATACAGAAGGACTTAAGAAAGATATTGCTGAAGCAGAAGCAAATGGTGGTCAGGTTGACTATCGTGAAGTACCTGTTGGCACATATGAAGTAAAAATTGACAAGATGGAAATCAAGGAATGTGGTTCAGAAAAACATAAAGGTGAACCAATGTTTACAGTTCAGTTCAGAATTCTTGAAGGTGACTTTGAAAACAGTTGTCTGTTCATGAATCAGCTTATCACAGAAGGATGGCAGATTGGACAGGTCAACAAGTTTCTTAGAAGTCTTGATGTGAATGACACAGTGGAATTCAAGACATATGGCCAGTACAATAACATGATTATGGACATGATGGAATCCATTGATGGAAACCTTGAATACCTTCTTGAATATGGCAAGAACAAGAAAGGATATAACACATTCAAAATCAAAGAAGTGTATGAATTAAAATTTTAAAGGTAGGTGAATATGATGCTGTTCTTTGATTTTGAAGTGTTCATCAAAGATTGGCTTGTGGTCATCCTTGATATGGACAACAGAAAAGAACATGTCATCATCAATTCGCCTTCTGACCTTAAACAATTCTATCAGGAACACAAAACAGACATATGGGTTGGATTCAACAATCATCATTATGATGATTACATCCTGAAAGGAATCCTTTGTGACATGAATCCAAAGGAAATCAATGACCACATTATCATTAAAGAAAAAGCAAGTTGGACATTTTCCAATCTGTTCAGGTCAATCCCATTACTGTCATATGATGTGTTTCAGGCAAAGATTGACAGAGGACTGAAGTTCTTTGAAGGTTCACTTGGAAATATGGTGAAGGAATCATCCATTCCATTTGACATTCCAAGGAAGCTGACTGAAGAAGAACTTCAGGAAACTGTTAAATATTGCAGACATGATGTGCAACAGACTGTTGAAGTGTTTATGCAAAGGAAAGCAGACTTTGATGCAATCATGTCACTAATAAAGATGTTTCCTGAAGTTCTATCAATCAGGGACATTGGACTAACTAAGGCACAGATTAGTGCCAAGATTTTGGAATGTGAAAAGGTCACAAGGGATGATGAATTTGACTTGTTTGTACTTCCTTGCATACAGATAAAAAAATACAGAAAAGCAATTGATTTTTATA